CTTAATTATTATCTATCAGTACGTTTAGTACCCTTGTTTAATTCAGCTACATCTTTCTTTTCTTTCTTAGCTGGTTTCTTTTGTTTAACAATATCTTCTTTAACGTCTTCTTCTATTTCTTGGTGTAAGTAATCATCTTTCACTGTGCTTGCTCTCCTTGTTGTTGTTCAGCCATCATGGCTTCTTGTGCCATTGCTTTGTTTTGTTGTTCACCGTCAGACATACCTTTAATTACATTAGGTGCTGCTGATTGTGCCATCTGCATCATCTGTTGTTGTTGCATCTGTTCTTGTTGTTGTTGCATCTCTTGTTGTAACTGTTCTTCTGATTTAACTAGGTCAGTTGCATCAATTGATAACGCCGCAGCTCGTCTTGCTATGTACTCACTGATGTTAATATGTTTCATTAAAGCTTCAGGTCCTAAGACTGCTAAGCTCTGAGTAAACATGTCCATCTTCATCATGTCTGCTTGACGTCCTAAAGCTTCCATACCTGTAATAACTACAGGCTCTACCATACCCTTAGGTAATGATGGAATCTTTCCTGTCTTCTGCATACGAGCCATAACTAACTTAGCGAATGGTAACTGAAACTCAGCACCAAGAATTGAATAGACTCCACCCAAGGTGTCCTCTAGTTCATTAGCTATGTATCTTATTTCTTCTGCCGTAACCCTTTCAGCTTGTCTTTGAACTGCTGAGTTAAGCATGAAAGCGAATGACAAACGTTCTGTAATAGTGTTTGCAGTTTGAAGTGCAACTCCAAAGTCGCCCCCTTTATCCAATCTAAAAGCTGTGACATCTTGTGCGTTTCCTTCGACTACTGCTAGGTTAGCTGCTTCTGCAACTGTACGCTTACGAGTAGTTCCATTAGGTGAAACAAATATTAGAAGCTTAGCCATAGCTGCAGATCCTTCTACAATAGCTTTGGTTAATCCTTCTAATGACTTAATATCTCCCAGGTATTCTTCAACGTATGAACGACCATAGGCTTCACCATCAACTACGATAAGACGTAGTGCCATGAATGGACACTTATCTTTAGCATAAGTAGTCTTAGTTGATTCTAATACTTGACCTTCAATCTCTTGTTCAACAGACCAGTTCTTACCTGTCCATTTAACATGTGTATATATAGAAATGTCTTCATCATTATCATCAGGTATTTCTATTTCATCTAATATACTTTGATCTAATGTATCTACATTGACATCTTCTTTAGTAATAATATGTAAGACATTACCTGTTGCATCTCTATCAACTACATATCTACTTAATGGATATACCTTTAATGTATTCTCATTAGGAGGTAGATACAATAATGTGTTACCACCTACTATCAAATGTTTAAGAGCTTCAAATACTTTAACTCTTACTTGGGATGCATTAACTTCTTTTAATACTCTTTGTTCTATCTCAACCAGAGCTTTCTCAGCATCACCCCTAGCTGCTCCAAGTTCATCTAATACTTTATTATCAACAGACAATCTAAAGAATGATTGGTTAGCAGGTAGTAAAGCTAATAGTAATTTACTAGCTATATTGTTTACTCCTCTTGCTCCAACCCCTTGATATGGAGTAGGAAACTTGTGAGCTCCGCCTTCTACATTAGGTGGTATTAGGGTAGGTATAGTGTATTCAGAACATTCTCTTGCTCTCTGTAAGAAAGCTGAACGCTGAGATTCTAACTTACCATATAAACCTGAGCAGGTAGAGCCTTTATACTTTCCTTCTTCTTCCATAATTTAATTCCTTATAATGGTATTGCTAATCCTGTATCAGTTTTAGAATGTGTTTGTAATTGTTTAGTACCTTGTGTTACATCCATTGCATCCAACTCATCCACTTCAGATCCTGCTTGAAATTGTGGTTCTGTATTTTCTTCAATAGCCACAGGTGCAGGAGCTGCAGGCATAGCTGGAGCTTTAGGTGCTAGTAGTGATCCGCACATAGTTATTTATCCTTGTTTAATATTTGAGGAAGCTCTCCTTCTTCCTGTTGGTCTTGAGCTATTGATAGTAAAGCATCTACAACAGACCTTTGCCCTGCTTTAAACCATACCTCTCGTTCTGTATCAGAGAGGTTTGGATGTTTATTAGGGTAAGATTTATTAAGTTCTTCAATTAAATCAATAGCATACGTTGGTATCTTCATGTTGTATATCTCCATTAGGGACAGGTAAATGCCTATTTAACAGGGCATGCACCGCCTTCACATTCTTGTGACTCTATGTCTCCCTTAGAATCTT